TCATCTCTTACAGAAAGACAATTGGAGCAAGGTTCTCGAATTTTCCAAGCTCACCAACAATTAACGAAAGAACTAACTGGATTATCAACTGACGAAGCCAGGTATAAATTTGACGAAACCGCTAACGTCAAGATAATCAATTTAAAATACAAACCGCAGAACGCGAAAAAGCTTTCAAACTCCAACAAGAAAACTTACAATTGCAAAATAACGAACGAATTGATAGAAAAGATCAATCCTTACGTAATTTTAATCTAGCGGAAGCCCAAGTCAAAAATAATTTAAAAACTGAACAGGATAAATTAGGCTTGGAAAAACAAAAACTTGAAACAAACAGTGAATTACAAAAATTACAAATTGAAAATACTAGTAAAAACAATCAGGCAGAACTAGCATTGAAAGAGAAACAATTTGATCAAAACACTAAAACTAATCAGGCAGAATTAGCATTAAGAGAGAAACAATTTGATCAAAACACTAATTTATCTTTTAAGCAATTTGAAGAATTACAGTTTAGAAATAGAGCTGAAATAGATTTAGATAAAAACCGGCTATCTCAACAAAATTCACAATTCAATATTACTGCTGAGCAACAAAATCAGCAATTAAAATTAAATAGAGATATTTTTGAAGCACAAAAAGCTTCATCGAATCTCTACGGAATCCCTTTTGGAGGAGGCGCTACTAGAGCACCTTTAATCACAACTTATCGATCAGGAGGCTTTGCTACATATCGACAATGAAAACATTGGCAAATCGTGTTGCGGAGTACCGCATGTTAATGCAAAATATTAAAAATAAGCAAAAGGAATTCAAAATATCACAACGTCGAATTGCAGTGTTAGAGTTGCAAGAGAGAATGAGGAAAATACAATCATATGTAAATAGATTAGAATCACAAATTATGAAGGGTAATTTATCAAATATGCATAGTGTTAATCGTCTTTTAGATAGTGTTATTCACCGGATGGACAGTCGACCACAACCACCAATGTCATTTAATGACGTTGATCTTGTTATTGAAACACAAGATATGGATTCTAGTGTGGTCTACGGTTCACTCCAAACCCTACAAAATGAATTAGATAGTGAGCGTCATATTGCTATGAATTATTTATGTTTATTACAATTAAGTGCTTCGGATAACTATATTGCTATTAAATCAAAATATAACATTGTTAATGATGATGATATCCTTACAATGGATCATTCACTTGCTAATCATATTGCCCAAGAAGCTATTCAATGTGGTGTTAATCTAACAATGATTGATACAGTTGCTGATCTAGCTGAAGAAACGGATCCACTTATGAGTGGAGATGAACCGTTTGAG